TTTTTTCTATACTGTATAATACTATATAATATTATACTTATCAAGTATAAGTGTATTTTTTACTGGTACACCTGGTACAGGACCTTATAAATCACTTAGCCCTGACCTTATTAACTCCCTCTCTGCTGCTTCTCTAAAGAACTCAATGTCCTCCTGTGCCTTCTCAAGCTCCGACCTTAAGCTTTGCATTAACATGTCCATTGTCTCTACTTTTTCCTCTAAAGCCTTGATTCTACGTTCTGATTCACTCATTTTTTATCCTTTGAAGCGTTTTTTCTTATCATTATCTAGTCTTTTACCTACTGCTAATTTAGTTTCACCACCCACGGTTTGATACTCAAAGCAGTCTCTCAACTGCCTTCTAGGTTCGTTAATTGTGAACCACCTTTCTACCCAACGTACCCGAAAACGCTTTAGATAACTAAACAAAGTAACTTGAGTTATGTTTAAAATCAACCCTGCTTTTACCTTATTACCCTTCGTATGTAACAGGGTCTTAGCTATGCAATGCGCCTTAAAATCATCAAGGGGAACAACGTCCTCAATGCTCTGTGGGTTCATTATCCTGTCCATCAATACCTCCACTCAATACTTTTGGTTTATTCAGGCTATTAAGCCTTTCGTTCTCTTCTCGTAACTCTCCAATAGTGTCGATCATTTGCTCAAAGACCATATCCTCAAAACCCGTAGCACTCTCACTTGAGGTTACAGCTTTTTTGTATCTCTTTAAGAAATAAACTAAGGTGTCTAAAATTTTACTCTGTTGTCTAGTCATAACAATCCTTCCAGTCTGTGGGTTCAAGTCTACCATGATAGGCTTCCTCAAAAATGTTGTCTGCTCTCTCTTCTATCTCACGGTTCATTGCTTTTGTCAATTTTTTTTGCATATGTAAATTAATTAATACTCTTTGCCATTCATCTTTTTCTTGATTCCATACCGCTATGCTATGAATTTTCCAATCGTCTTGAGCATAGAAGTCAACCATAACCGAGTATTCTTTGCCCTCAAAAATAAATATAACTTCCTCATCTTCGAATGTTGGTTCTTCCACTTATCCCTCCAGAAATTCTATTGCTTCTTTTAATCTCTTAATCTCATTATGCCAATCATCGTCATAAATTTCAAGAGTTTTTATGACATCGGTAATTTTTTCAATTGCTTCCTCTCTCTTTAGCATCCTTATCCCCTTCAATAAAATCTATATAACCTCTCCAATGCTCTTTACAATATGCCTTTATGTCCTTAGCCTTCCAAGCGTGTTCTTTTTGTTTCATCTTAGTACAAGCGGCTATAGCCTTTTCCCTAGTTTCTTCACTAAAAGCTGGCGACCTTCCGACCGTCTGATTAAAGTCTACTTGACTATTAATTTTACAACTAGAAAGGGATATCATCAACAGTAAAATCAGCATCGGGGTTAACATAATTTTCAAACCTATCATCGTCTGTAATATTCTCATTTTTCATTCCTTCTTCAATTAAAAACTGTTCGTGTTCGTATGTTAATAAATCATCAAAATCAATCATTCTTAATACTTTACTCATTCCTTAGCCCCTTGTTATTTATTACTCTACCCATATCAATGAGAGTCACGGCTTTGTCCTCTGATATGCCATAAAACTCTGCAAACTTTTTAACACTAAGATAATTATTAAAGAAGTCTAAATAAAATAATTCTAATTTAAGTAAAGCTTCGTTAATTTCTCTCACTTATTCCCCTTTGGCTTGACCGTAGTAATTGAAACAATCGCCTTAGGTGTTGCCAGTACAGCATCTTTTTGAGGCGTGTTATCTCTGTATAATAGCACAATCATCCCATGCTGTCTACATAATAATTGGAAGTTCTTAAAATGAATTGTAGTTGTACAAGTTAAATGGTCCGAAGCCGTTCCTACCGTGTTTATTGTACTGGCATTAATGTTCGTAGGCATAAACCAGGATTTAGTCGCTTTCGGTGTCTTGATCGACACCATTACCGTCGAAGCCATTGAGGTTGTCCCTATCATTAATGCGGCTAAGGCTAATAATTTTTTCATCGTCTTTACTCCTTACGTAAGTGAAATCTAATAAATGTTTTAATATTGAACCTGGACAAACCATTATTGATTTCTCCAAAAAGTATTTTGCTCTGCACCTTTTCGGGTCTTGTAGGCTTTGACAAGCATTGGTTGTTGTGTCTTGTAGCGTCTAAACGTCCCAAACTTCGCACCTTCCCCCATGCGCTGCATGACCTTATCTAGTTTAGCCTCATCGGTTATGATGTCTCTCATGGTTTCTAATTCAGAAGTAAAAAACTCCGAGTTCTTATCATTTTTATAAAACCCCTCTGGTAACTCCATAGCTCTCTCTTTTTTTCTCTTAGTGAACTCGCCATGAGACTTGATAGCTTCCTTCATTGACTCGTTTAAATGACTTTTATCTTCGTTCATAGCTTGACTCAATAACTCTGATAACTCTGGTCTCTCTTCTACGTTAATCTTTCCATCTTTCATTGTAATCATGTTAAACTTAATCATTTTATTCCCCTTTGTTAATACTATAATACACGAAAAAGCCTTGTAGGTCAAGACCTGTATAATATTTTCACGCTTTGACCTTAACCATCTTAAATTCTGCCGTAGGGTTATGTTCTCTCAAGTCCATCAAAACCTCATAAGCCCAATAATGGTTTAACAATGAGGCATGTATCAAATTAATAACAGGCTTATTATTTTGAAGGTCCATCGGTCTAAACCTTTTCATTCCTTCCGTTTTAACATAAATGTTATATAACTCATCTCTTAAAATCATTCTGCCCTCACTTTTTTTATTTCTATAGTGCCACCCATAGCTATTAAATATTCAGTTTTTAAATAAAGAGCTTCCTTCTTAGTTGAAGCTGTGTCTATTACTTCTCCATTCCAAATTAAATCATACTCAAATTTCATAGCGGTCCATTCCCTTTTCATATTGGTCTGCCTCCTCTACAGTCTTGAACGGTCCTAATCAAAATAGAACCGTCTTTTTGTTTAAGTAATACTATTAAAGTATAACACCCATTTTTAAGTCTAACACCACCATCATCAAACTCTAGTTCTTTAGTCTCGCCTATTTTACTCATGGCTATAAACAAAACAGTAACTAAAAGCATGTCCTTCATTATCTTTAAAATCATAATAACTCCTTTGCCCTCCATGGCTTATTGACTGAGACTTTACTTCATTATTTGCTGATATTGACCATAAGTAAAAGATTGATTCCAACTCTCTACCGTATAAGGTTTATAGGGTTCTTCAATGAACCTTCCTACAACAAAGCTTCCATTGTTTGGATGTGCAGTAAAATAAACAGTGTCAGTTTCAAACTCAAAAGACAACTCTCTACCCCTAACATACCAGACAAAGTTTTTTTGATAGACCTTAAACCCAAAACGCTTTAAAAAATCATTCATACAATTTTTAGTATGATTTGTTTTCCATCCACCATTATTCAATCTTATTCTAGTCGAACCGTCCTCAAGGTTCTCTGCTATAACAATAACAGTGTCGTAAAGCTTATAATACTCTTTGTTGCCTATATTCCAAACACTAAGACCTTTTCTTTGTCGCATCTTTACCCCCAAAAGCTTTATTAATTAACTTAATTCTTTTATCTCTCTTAATCTTATCCTGAGAAACCGTAGGCTTTATGATTTTATAAGCCCAAAAATTTTTCATCATGCAGCCTCCAATACAGGTAAAAGGTGTTTATAGGGAAACTCAACATAAACCCACTCCTGACAGTCTTTTTGAGTATCAGGCTTTATAATAAGCGGAATAACGTTTTCTAATGTTTCAAGTTTTATAGTTTTTGTTTTCATTGAGTCCCCTTATAAACATATTAACAGAAAAACCTTCCTTGGTCAAGCGTTTTTATGCAATATGTCTTAAATCGCAAATATAGTAATCATTCCCGTCTTTAGTATAGTTCTCGCATTGTGTGGCTATACCCTTAGTTGTAGCAATGAATTTTCCTAACTTCTCGGACTTGACCTGATTAAGTGAAGCGTCAAAAGCCTTGACCATAAACCTCAATTCAGCATTCCTGTCAGAGTCAACAAAAAGTATGGAATGTTGATCATAAATGTGGGCAAGTTGTTCAACCGTAGAATAATCAAACACCTGATTAATAACAGGCACTAAGATTGATAACTCCGACTCCCCTCTGTAAACTCCTTCGACCACCTTAAATCTAAGACCGAATGTCTTAAGGTGATTCAAGACCTTCTTATGGTTCTCAAGGTTATCAGCTTTGGATAATCTAGATTGAAATACTGAAAATATAACAAAAGCATCATTTTTTTTCATTTTTTCCCCTTTGGTTATTGGTTAATAAGAGTATAGCACGATAAGGCAAAACCTACAAGACTTTTTATTATAATAAGTGTACAAATAATTATGAGCAAAAAAGAGCAAAAAAAGCCCCCATTTAAAGAGCTACAAAGAGCATGGTATAAAATACTAGATGAGTCGGGTTTCGACGATATCGAACGGTCTGGAAAGAATAGACAACGTTTTTTTGATGAGTATAGTGGAATACTAAAGAGACCGACAAGCGTAGTAAGGGCAAAATATGATTTATTTACTGAAAAATACTATAATATAGCAAGTTTTTTAAGCTATAATGCTACTTTTTTACCCAAAATAGACCTTAAAGTACTAGAATTACATGGCAAAGGCTACACAACTCAACGTATTTCCGACTATTTACGAGAAAACTTTGAATACCCTTTAAATAAAAAAGGTAGAAAAGGTAAACCCTACTCGATTTTTTTTGTTCACACCAAACTTAAGTACCTGAAATTATTAATATTAATCTATGCACGAACAGACTGTTTAGACACTGTTAAGATATCTTGGCAATCTATGTAGCAATTGTTAAGATAACTTGATGGGGAGGTTAAAAAAAGGCTTGACTTTCCAAAAACCCTCTGTAAGACTGAATAATAAAACACCGCTTTCTGGAGCAAATATGACGCAAAACAAAACGGAGCCACGCAAGATTCTACTACCTCCCAAAAAAAAGAAAGTGACCTTAGAAACTAGTTCCGTTATTCCTGCCACAGAGTTGTTGCTCCATGATGCCAAAGCTATCATTGGTGCTGAACTAGCCCACTACAGGTCCAAAGCCGTAAGGGGGGTAACTCTGGACCCTAAGGAGGCTCGAATAGTCCAAGGCTACCTGGAGTCCCTAGTTAAGATTCAGAGAGAAGAAAGAGAAATTTCCGAAGCTCAAGATTTGTCTGCCCTGTCAGATTCAGAATTGATGCGCCTAGCCAAACGAGTGCTGGATAATAATAATAAGACAATAGATAAGAACGAAAGGAGTGATAATGAAAGCAACTGAAATCTATCAAAAACAAGCTGACCTTATTTATGCCAAAATTGGTCACGCTAGAATGCAACAAAAACAAAATGAAGAACTCATAGAAGAATTAGAGTTCGAACTCAAAGCTCTGGTCAGAGCATATCCCCAAATGCAATTAGTAGAACAAGAACTTAACAACGAGCAACATGGATTGGCAGATGACAAAATCTAATGACAACTGCCGCCTTAGACCTCTTGTAGAGGAAGACCATCCATTTCTGTTTAACAGTTTTTTAAAGTCTTACAGGTTTAGCCCTTTTGCAGAAAAGATTACAAACACTATTTATTTTGAAGACCACCATAGGCTTATAGAACGGATAATCCAAAACTCAAAAGTTCTTGTAGCTTGTAACCCCTCCGACCCTTCTCAGCTATATGGTTACATACTGGCAGGAGAGGAAGATGGAATACTTATAATACACTTTATTTATGTTAAGCATACCTTCAGAAATATGGGGATAGGGAAAACTCTTTTAGACGCAGTAGGTCATTCGAGTGACAATGCTTCAGTTTACACTCACCACACCCGAATGGCTGATAAACTCTCTTCTAAGTATAATTTAGTTTACCATCCATATTTATTATTTGACCTTCCTAACTATGTGGAGTCTCCAGATGAGCAGGACTAAAGATGTAGATAAAGAAAAATTAAGACTCGACTACCTCTTTGACCAGGGGGTTAATTTTGTCGATCGAGTCATTCAGATTAACGAAGAAATAGATGACCATAGTTTTGCATTTATAGATGCTGCTCTTAGTGAACTAGAGAGAGCTAGTAAGAAAACTATAACTATTAGAATAAACTCTCCAGGGGGGTCTGTCTATGACGCTCTAGCTATGATAGGTAGACTTAATGCTTCTAGTTGTAGAATAGTTACAGAATCCTACGGACATGTAATGAGTGCTGCTACACTACTACTAGCCGCAGGTCGCAAACGTAGAATGTCTAAATACTGTGTGTTTATGGCACACCAAATGTCTTACTACATAGGAGGGTCTCATGCTGAAACGAAAGAAGAAGTAGATCAAGTTGAAAAACAGGAACGCCAATGGTGTTCTTGGATGGCAGAGTTGAGTAACAAGGATGCAGACTTTTGGTATGACAAAACCTATAAGAAAAACTTTTACTTGACTCCAGATGAATGCTTAGAGTATGGAGTTATAGATGAAATCTTTTAAAAATCGCAGTCATGAAGTAGCTTGCAATATGATGGAAATTAGTATAGAATTAATAGATGAAGTATTCAAAAAAGTAGACCGTATAGCAAAACGTAACTCCCATAGAGAACGTAACGGTCTAAAGCTGATAGACTCAGGACATTTTAGATGGGATATAAGACAATTAAAACTACAAACAAAGGACAAGCTAGAGTCAATTCAGGCTCTATTAGAACAATACGGCGACGACACTAAGTTGATCGCAAGAAAACCAGAATCGGAGGAGACAGACGAATGAAAAAACTACTGACCCTAGCTTTGTTGGGGGGGCTATTTTTAGGCACCTTTCTATCAATCGAAAGAAAAGAAGTATTAGAGAATAAGTATGATGTTTCTATTGGAGCTATTAATGGCTACAGTATAGACCCTACCTTAAAAGACTTCAAAACCGCAGCAAGAGTAAACGGAAAAGACAAAGTAATTGACATGGTTATTAACTCAGGTGGAGGCTCAGTTCACATCGGGTTAGAAATAATTGAAGAAATGAAATACCTAAAAAGTTTAGGTTATGAGTTTAATTGTTTTGTTCGTAATGCCTATTCTATGGGATTTATAATCCTACAATACTGTGACAAAAGAATAGGAAGTTCTAACTCTACCTACATGCACCACCTAGTACAGGTAGGATATGGTAGACCTAAAAGAACTGAAAATAATAAAAAATTGTTTAAAGCTCTTGACTTTTTTGATAAATTAGTGTTAGATGAAATATCAAAAAGAATGGGCGTAGACCCCAAAGAGTTTTTTGAAATCTATAAAGATGATAAGTGGTGGGACGCTAATGAAGCTCTTAAGGCTAACATCATAGATGAAATAAAATCATTCAGCTTAGTTGTGAAAAAAATAAAATATAAATTCGTACCCTTTTGGAGGAGATATTAATGAAATACAAAATAGATTCAATCAGATGTTACCAATCGGTAATGTTTGAAAAAACCAACGAGACGTTTTTTGCTTCTCGACAAATTAACAATCGAAAACCATTAGAGTTAGAATTGATTGAAAATTTAAATGTAGTCTCTATCAAATCAGATAGGGACCACGTTCTTATTCCTTTAACTAACGTATCTTGTGTCTATCTTAAGTCTCCTATGAAACTAGAACAAGAAGTTAAAGATAAGGAAGAAAGGGATATAGTTGGTACTCCAAGCGTAATTAAAAAACCCAAAATAAAACGTACAGCTTATAGGAGCTAACATGAGTGGTAAACAAGCAAAAAAAGCAAGACAGGAAGCAAAAGCAAACGAGTCAGATAAAGAACGCCTAGAGCGTCTAGCTAAGAACACTGATTTCAGATTACTAAAACCTTTTGGTCCATCCGTAGGTCTATTTCACATGCCATCTGAAATAACTCAAGCTTTGATAAAGAAGACAGATGAAATTCTTGAAGACAGAGATAGGGTAGACTGGGGCAAAAACTTAGTAGGTCAAATTGCTGAAGAACCCTGGATTAGTAATGATCAACTAAAAGAGATTGGAGCTTTTGATTATCTACAAGGTATGCTCTACAACTACGTATGGAACGCTTTAACTTCAGACGGTCATGAACTGAAACAGCTAGAAATTCAAATAGACCACGCATGGATAGTTAGTCAATTTGCAGATGAGTACAACCCAGTCCACTTTCATACTTATTGTGATCTATCCTCTGTACTCTGGTTAAAAGTTCCAGATTTTTCGGATAGATCAAAAGTAGGAAAGTTACCAGAGTATAAACACCAAAGAGACGGAATGATTGAATTTATCTACAAAACAGCTTGTCCAACTGGAATGGAAAAAGGTTCTCTATCCTTCATGCCTGAACCAGGCAAGTTGGTAACATTTCCATCTAACCTCTTGCATACAGTTTACCCATTTAAAGGTTCAGGAGAACGAAGGTCTATAGCTTTTAACTCTCACTGGAATGCCGTACTTAAAAACGGAAAAATGTTTGATAAGTCTTTTAGAATGAAGTCAGACCAGAATACTGAAGAATATTTAAAAACTCTAACTTCTAAAAAAGAGGTGTCAGAATTTGCAAAACGTAAACAGGGAAGCCCTGATAGCGGAGCTTCATAAAAGGAAGACAAAAGCTGAGAAACCTAAGTTTATCTTTAAAGATTTTTGTTTTGAGAAACAGGTTGACTTTTTTCGTGGCTCAGGTTCCAGGTTTAGAAATGCTGTATGTTCTCGTAGAGCAGGTAAAACAGTCGGTATAGCTGCTGACATGATAGATACTGCTCTTAAAAGTGATGAAGTCAACCTGCTTTACATTACTATAACTCAGCAACAAGCTAGAGCTATTATTTGGTCTGATTTGGTTAAGATTATAGAAGAGTATGAACTAGAATGTAAAATGGATAATGTTAGATTAACTATAGCGTTTCCTAACAAGTCTAAAATTTACATAGCAGGAGCCAAAGATAGAACCGAGATAGAAAAGTTTAGAGGATGGAAACTAATGAAGTGTTACATAGATGAGTGTCAATCCTTCCGGTCCTATCTAAAGGAGTTGATAAATGACATCATCATCCCAGCCTTAAGGGACAAAAGAGGACAATTATATTTAACAGGAACTCCAGGTCCAGTTAAAGCAGGAATATTTTTTGAGTATTCTCAATCAAAAAACTGGAAAGCACACCACTGGACAGCTTTTGATAATCCCTATATGCACAATCCTCCCCAGTTAAATTTAGAGGAAATATTAACAGAAGAAAGAGTTATAAGAGGAATTGATGAGTCAGACCCATCTTATATAAGAGAAACATTTGGTAAATGGGTGGAGGATAAAGATGCACTCGTATTTAAATTCAATAAAGCAAAAAACATCTTTGATAAACTCCCTACTGAAGGGGAGTGGCACTATATTATTGGTATTGATATTGGCTACAATGACAGTGATGCTATCGCTGTTATCGGTTACAATACGCACTATAAGCGAGTCTACTTGGTGGACGAACATGTTAAAAACAAACAAAACATTAGTCAATTAGTGGCTGCTATAAATGAATACAAGGACTTGTATAACCCCATACGAATGGTCATGGACGCAGGAGCCTTAGGAAAAAAGATCCAAGAGGAGCTTCGAATGAGGCATGGTCTTAATATCGAGGCTGCTGACAAGACCCGAAAAGTAGAGTTTATTGAGTTATTAAACGATGATTTACGAACTGAAAAATTTAAAGCCTTCAAGAGTTCTTTATTTGAAGAGGATTGCATGTTGGTACAATGGGACAAGGACTCGAAAATTCGTAATCCAGAAAGACCAAGGATTTCAGACACTTATCACTCGGATATTTGTGATGCTGTCCTTTATGCTTGGAGAGAATGTCGTCATTATCTATCTGAAAAGCCAAAAGCCCAACCGAAAGAAGGGTCAGACGCTTACATGAAAGAGTTAGAAATGAAAGAAGCTAGGGAATGTGAGGAACGCAAAAAGGACCCATATGCCTTTGAGTTAGAGAAATTATATGAGCAGGATATGCAAGAATTAGATAATATAATAGATGAACAATAGGAGAGGACATGTTAGATCATCTTAATGACGTGAAGTCCTTTATTATATGGTGCAAAAATAATAAAGTAAAATCATTTAGATCAAAAGAAATAGAGTTCGAGCTTTCTGAAATCGGGCTAGTAGAAGGACTCGCTAACGTAGAAGACTTGCAAAAGCACCTAGACGAGTCTGAACATGAAAACGAACAGATACAAAAACAAGAAGACGATGAACTCATGTTTTGGTCTTCTAATACTTAGGACATTTCATGGATAATTTTTCTGAAATTAACGGAAGCAAGTGGTGGTTGGCAAATAAAAATAATTTATATCAAGAGTTGTTTGCCTATGTAACTGCTCTAGATAGTAGACAACAATATAGAGAAACAGACAATATTCGATATGCTAGGTTATATGGTAACTATGACCAAGTTGGGCTAGGAGCTTATAACTATAGTAGAATTGAAAGCTCTTATAATACCACTAATAGAGTAACTTTAAATGTTATTCAATCTTTGATAGATACAGTCGTATCAAAAATAACTAAAAACAAACCAAAAGCTACATTCCTCACCTCTGGTGGGGATTTTAGTCTGCAAACTAAAGCTAAAAAATTAACAAAATTTGTAGAAGGTATTTACTCATACTCTGACTTTTATGCAAAAGCTTCAATGGCGTTCCAAGATGCTTGTATTTTTGGTTCAGGTTGTATTAAAATTTACATAGAAGATGGTCAAATTAAGACAGAAAGAGTTATAATAGATGAAATAAAAGTAGATGACATTGAGTCTTATTATGGAAAACCTAGACAAATGCACCAAGTTAAGTATATTGAAAAATCTGTTCTTAAAGCAATGTTTCCAGATTTTGAATTACAAATAGACTCAGCTTCTTACCCAGACGCTCAAAGTTATGGTCAATCTGCAACAGCTAAAGACATGATTAAAGTTATAGAATCTTGGCATTTACCCTCTGGACCAAAATCTAAAGACGGTAAACATACTATTTGTATCTCTAGTGCTACTCTTTTTGAAGAAGACTATGATAAAGATTATTTTCCATTTGTATTTTTTAGATGGGGTCTTAGACCTGTAGGCTTTTTTGGTCAAGGTTTGGCTGAACAATTACAAGGTATTCAATTAGAGATTAATAAAATTTTAAGAACAATACAAGTTTCAATGCACCTTGTATCTGTCCCTAAACTTTTAGTTGAAGCAAGTTCTAAAATTGTTTCTTCTCACCTTAATAACAGAATCGGTGGAGTTATAAAGTACGCAGGAACTCCTCCTGTTTATGCTCCTTTAGGTTCTATACCACCTGATTTGTTTGCTCACTTAGATCGTTTATATCAAAGAGCTTATGAAATTTCTGGCATTTCTCAACTAGCGGCTCAATCCCTAAAACCTGCTGGGTTAGACTCAGGTAAAGCCTTAAGAGAGTATAACGATTTAGAAACAGAAAGGTTTATGGCAGTAGCTAAAAGGTATGAAAATACTTTTATGGAAGCTGCTGAAATTATGATAGACATGGCTAGAGACTTATACCTTGCTGAAGGAGATTTTAAAGTTAAAGCCAAAGATGGTAAATTTGTAGAAACCATTAGATGGGAAGATGTAAACATGGACAAGGATAAGTATTTAATGCAAGCTTATCCTACTTCAGCTTTAGCAAGTAGTCCAGCAGCTAGATTAGCAGACATAACAGACCTCATAGCAGCAGGTTTTTTATCAAAAGAAGACGCTCTTAAATTATTAGATTTTCCAGATTTAGAATCTACTATGAATTTGTTAAATGCTGATGCTAATAATTTAGAAAGACTTATTGAGGATATGATGGATAAAGGAGAGTATTTTCCACCTGAACCATATCAAAACTTAGAAAATGCTGTAAGAAAAACACAACAGGCATATTTAATGTACAAATATCAAGGTGCTCCAGAAGACCGTCTTGAACTTTTAAGACAGTATATGGAAGATTGTCAAAACTTAATAGAGAAAGCCAGAGCTGAACAACCAAGTCCTCAAGACTTAACCCAGCAATTAGCAGAAGCTGGAGCAAGAACAGCAGCAGCAGAAGTAGCTGAAAATATTCCAGCCGAGGAAGATTTTTTACTTTCTGGAGCTTTAGATTTAAGTGACGACAACCTATTGAAAGAACAAATACAACCAGAAGAAGAAGTTATGATAGAGGAGCAAGAAGAAATTATAGAGTAATTATAATAAGAATACAATAATAGATCATTAGATCGGGCTAAGCCCTTTAAGCTAAAGGAGTAAAAATGGAGACCAACAGTCATGAACATCTTAATGATGTAGTTATGAACCAAAATTCTGAAGAATCTGCTGAACAAGAAGTAGAACAATCCTTAGATGCAGCTAAAGATTCAGAAAAAAGTAATGATTTTTCACGTAAGTTTGCTGCTTTGAGCAGACGAGAAAAAGACATTAGAGCAAAAGAAGCAGAGTACGAAAACCGCATAGCTGAGTTAGAGGAAAAATTTAACTTCTTTAACAAAAAACCTGAACCTAAAAAAGAACCAGACATTCCTCTGGAGTATAGGTTAAAACAAAACCCTCTTAAAGCATTAGAGGATATGGGTCTTAGCTATGATAAATTAACTGAATTAGCATTGAATGATGGAAAACTTACTCCTGATATGCAAATGAAGTTAATGCGTGAAGAACTGGAAAATGGTTACAAATCAAAGTACGAAGAGTTAGAAAAAAGAATATTAGATAAAGAAAAAAGTGATGAACAAAGGCGTTATGACGACATACAAAGAGGTTTTATGAACGAGATAGATAGTTTTGTCTCGTCTAATAAAGATGAATATGAGTATGTAGCTCACAATCAAGCAAATGAAGTTATTTATGAAGTAATAGAGGAGCACTATAACGAAACAGGTAGAATCCTTGATATAAAAGATGCTGCTCAAGCCGTTGAGAGTTATTTAGAAGAAGAAGCTGAGAAGTTATTAAATCTTAGCAAAGTAAAAAATCGTCTTTCACAAAGAGACCAACGAGAGCCAGAAACTCCAAGACAGTCGCAAGTAACATTGTCTAACGCCATGTCTGCTCAGGCGAATGAAAGAGTAGAAAAAAAGTTATTATCAGATGAAGAAAGTAAGGCTTTAGCAGCCAGAATGTTAAAATGGGAATAAAATATTTATATTAAATTTAAAGGAGTTCTAAAATGGCACACACACCTGCATTAGAAACAAGTCTAAATATGACTAGCTTTGCTGGAGCTTTAAAACAGCATTACACTCAAGAAAGAATTGAGAACATGGTTTACAAGGATAATCCATTTCTCGCTATGATTTCTAAATATGAAAATTTTGGTGGTGAAAACCTCAAGCTTCCTATCAAGTATGGGATTCCTCAAGGTCGATCTGCTACTTTTGCTGATGCTCAACACAACAAAACCAGTACTCAGTTAAAAGCATTTTTACTTACTAGAGTATCTGACTACTCTCTAGCTTCTATCGCTAATGAAACTATTGAAGCTTCTAAAGGTAATGCTAACGCATTCATGGAAGCTGCTACTGTTGAAATTGATGGAGCTATCGAGTCTGCTACTCGGTCTCTAGCTATCTCTCTTTTCGGAGACGGTTCAGGTCAAATCGGTGTTGTTGGTTCACTAGCTACCACTACTGCTTCTAACGATACTATTACTCTAGCTACCATTGATGATGTTACTAATTTTGAAATTGGTATGCAGTTAAACTTTGGTACAGCTACCAATAACAAAGAAGTCATATCAGTAAATAGAGACACTGGTGTTGTTATTGTTAACGCTGCTTCAGGTGCTACTGCTACTGAAGCTATCTATATTGATGGTGACAAGGATGCTAAACTTTCTGGTTTAGGAGCTTGGCTTCCTTCTTCTGCTCCAGGTTCTACTGCTTTTTTTGGAGTTGATAGAAGTGTAGATTCTACTCGTTTAGGTGGTATTCGTTTTTCTGGTTCTTCTCTTCCTCTTGAAGAAGCTTTAATTGGTGCTGCTGCTAGAGTTGCTAGAGAAGGTGGAAAGCCTGATGTTTGTTTCATGAACTACTCTAACTTTGCTGACTTAGAAAAAGCTTTAGGTTCTAAAGTTTCTTATGTTGACGTTAAAGTAAGTCCTGAAATTGGATTTAGAGGTGTTTTAATCCACGGACCTAGAGGACCTATCAAAGTAGTTCCAGATCAAAACTGTCCTAAAGATGTAGCTTATATGTTACAAATGGATGTTTGGAAACTTTACTCTCTTGGTAAAGCTCCAAAGATTTTAGACTCAGACGGTCTTAAGTTTCTAAGAGATTCTACTGCTGACTCTGTTGAAGTTAGAGTTGGTTACTACGCTCAGTTAGGGTGTAGAGGTCCTGGTTACAATGTTAGGATTGCACTATAATTTTTAAATAATGGGAAGCCTTTCGGGGCTTCCTTTTTTGTCAAGCTGCGTGTTGTATTACACTCAGACTAAAGGAGAAATGAAATGGCAAACAGAAGTTTTAACAGGCTACAAGCCTTAGATAAAGAAGTTAAATTTTTATTTTTACATGCTGCAATTACAGATGGGTCTGGAGCTGCTGAATTAGACAATAGTAAAAGTGTAGGTATCAAGTCTATCTCTCGTTCAGCAGAAGGAGAGTATGACATTACTCTTGGTGTTCCAGGTGGAGATACAGATAAATACTCCTCTTTACTATTTGTTGATGGTATTATCTTAGATGGTACTGCGATAACTGCTACAGGTGGTTTAGGGTTTCAAATAGAAGCTGAAACTGTATCTAGTGATGGAGTAATTAAAATATTTGTATTAGATAAAGAAGGTGTTAGGAAGGAAGTTAAAAACGGAGACATTATGAAATTAATGATTGTTGTTAAAAACTCTAACCAACCAGGCGTAGGTGCTAGTTAAGGAGTCTAACAATGATTATGATGGGTCCTAAAAAAGATAAAGGAGGTATGATTTCTATTATCATCGAAAAGATGAAAAATGGAAAAAGTTCCTATGAAGAGGGTAAAGACCATAACGAAGAGTTTATGGAAAAACCTGAACATGAAGAACATGAAGTCTATGAGCATTATAGAGAAGAAGTAGATGGAATGTTAGACGCTATCAAAAAATGTGTCAAAGGTGAAGGAGACGAAATGGAGTACAAAGAAGAGTTCTCTAAGTGTCTCAAGATGTTCATCAAAAAATGTGTTAAAGAATAACAGGGGGGCGAAAGCCCTCCTTCTTTTGGGGGTTGTATGGCAGAGATAATGGAAAAAGATCTCGTTACACGAGTACGGCAACGTGCTGATATGGTAGATAATTACTTTGTAGGTGACAGCGAGGTACAAACCTATTTAAATGCAGGAATAGCAGAGCTACACGACCTATTGATTCAAACTTATGGACAAGATTATTATGTTAGTACTGATACTTTTACTACAGTAGCAGGTACTTCTTCGTACCCTATTGCAAGTTCTACCTCTGGACCTAACATAACAAATTTTTACAAACTCAGAGGTATGGATGCTAAATTAAACGGTAGTGAGTGGTTTACTCTAGAACCTTTTAATTTTAGTGAAAGAAATTTAAATCAAAATTGGGGTTCTTGGGGTCTCCTAGGATTAACCAACGTAAGATACAGATTAGTAGGTTCAAACATAGAATTTATACCTGAACCAGACGGAGCTACTGACATTAGGATTTGGTACATTCCAACTGCGCAACAGTTTGATAGCACTACTCCAGCTACGTCTACTACTAAGTTTGATGATATAAATGGTTATGCTGAGTATGTAGTTATTTCAGCAGCTATTAACTGTTTACAAAAAGAAGAAAGTGATGTAGGAGTTCTTTTAGCTCAAAAATTAGACATGAGAAAAAGAATAGAACAAGCTGCTAGTAATAGAGACGCAGGTAGTCCTATAACTGTTACCGATGTTTATAAAGTTAACAATGAGTTTTTGTACACTAGGAGTACTTAATGGCTGGTATAAAAGCATTTGTTAAACAAATTGATCCTCAGAATTCAAACATTACTCAAACTCAAAGTAATGTTAATACGGCTCTTAAGCAAATTGCTAACTCTGCAATCATAGATGGAGTTTTAATTAAAAATATAGACGTAGGTACAGCAGACACAATAGTAAACCATAAATTAGGTAGAGAGCCTTTAGGTTGGATTGTGGTTAGAAAAAATGAAACTGGGGAAATTTATGAATCTTCTACTGTTAATAAAAACAGAGACAAGGTTTTAATCTTAAGAGGTTCAACGGCAACAACAGACACAAATTTTTGGATATTTTAGGAGAATATAATGGCAAACTCAGGAACATATTTAAATCTAACCCTACCTGATGTAGGTTCTACGCTAGGGTCAACCTGGGCTACTGTTTTAAATAATGCTTTTATTGACCTAGATGATCATGACCATAGTACTCAAGGTAAGAGTATTCCTTCTGCTGGTCTTAATATAAATGCTGATGTTGAGTTTAATGGGTATAGTGCTACTGAACTTAAGTACTCAGTCTTTGAAGATCAAGGCTCAGCTTCAACTACTTCTAGATCACTATATAGTAAAGGAAACGATTTATATTGGAGAAACACTTCTACTGCTGTTCAAATTACAAAAGACGGAGCAGTTAAAGGTGATTTTGGATATTTTAATTACTACACAACTGGAACAAACTCTACTCATACAATTGCTGCTAGTTCAGCTAATTCTTTTATAAATGCTGCTGGTACAGGTACAACTACGGTTGGCATAACCTTACCTTCTGCTTCTACTGTAGGAGCTGGTAGATTTTATGCCTTTAAAGACGGTGGAGGAGCAGCAGGTACAAGAGCCGTAACCATTACAGCAGCAGGTACAGACACTATAGACGGTGGTACAGCAGGTGGAAATTTTACTATTTCAACAAACTACGGTCATGCCATAGTAGTATGTGACGGAAGTTCTAAATGGTATAGATTACAAAACTAAGGGTTTATAATGGCTTTAGAAAAAGGACGAGTAGCTGTACCATTAGCAAAAGGGATTAATCAAAAGATTGACCCTAAACAGGACCCTCCTGGGTCTTTAGAAACTCTTGAAAATATTCAAGTTTCTAAGTATGGTGAAATAGAAAAAAGAGAAGGCTACGAAAAAGTTCAAGAACGGTATGGTTATACAAGTAGTACTACGACTTATCCTATAACTAATATTCAAGCAATTACTTCTTTTAAAGACGAATTACACATTCTTACAGATAATAAAGCACTCTCTAACTTTCAAGGATTAGGAAAAGCAATATTTCAAGGAAAATACTCTCCTGCTAAAGTTGAAACTCAATGGATTACTCAACAACAAGCCTATGATTGTGTTCACCATAATGTGGTAGTTAAGGGAGATTATAGTTACTCTGTGTTTTCTTTAATAACTTCATCAACTACTGCTCCAGTTTATATAGTTGTTAGAAATGTTTTAGATGATACGCATTTAGTGTCTCTTGCATCTATATCATCAACTGCTTATGATAAACCTAAGATTATTTCTTTAGGGGATAAGATAGTAAAATTTGCAATTGAAAAAGACAGTACCAATTATTATGTAGTTTATAACATGGCTAGTCCTTTAGACTATGATGAACTTACGTCTACTTCGTGGACTAGATTAACACAAACTCACGCAGATAAAGTTTATGATGTAACAAGTAATGAAGCAGGTACAGCGGCTGCTGTAGTTCACAAAACTACCTCAGGAGAAGCTCAAATTCTTTCTGTTTTTTTTGACACTGACCCTACTGTAGGAGACGTTTTAGGTTTTCAATCTTCTTTTACTAGTACTAGTACTGCTGTTACAGCCGTGGGAGTTACTCCTATAACTACAAATCCGAGAAAAAATGGAGTTTATACTAGCACACAAGATGAGGGAGGTTTTTGTTTTACTTTTGGGGATTCAACTATGTTAGCTGTAACTACTTTTGATGAACTAGGTATGAACATTCATGTAAACACATCTTTCACTCATAGTGGTTCAACTGGCAATCAATTTAATTTACCTATTGGTCCTACGTCTATAATAGGAATAGCAAGAGATAATAATTGGAGTACAGGTGGTACAGGTGGATTAACCTATGATATTTACAGTACTTTTGATATAACTGCTACATCTTCAACTAATAATAACAGACTTTGGACTATAGACAACACCACAGGAACTTATGCTGTAGGAAACTTATTAGCTACATCTTTTAGCGGAGGTACGGCTAATATTAAACAAACAGGAAGCAGTACTACTACGTTTCAAGATATAAGTTATGCAGATTTTCCTGCTTGGAACAAACAAAGAACTACATTATACAGACAATTTGCAAATATTGATGGAAGTTCAGCAGGAAATTATGCATATGCGTATGCTTGTGTAGGAGCAGGTTTAGCGGCTAAGCCTTATTTAGTAGATGGAGACCCTATAGTTCTTGTTGGTAGAAACCCAGGAGATCAAAACTCTTATTATTTATACGCATTTGAAGATTATGACACAACTATAAACAGACCAGTAGGAGTAGTAAGTTATGGTACTGCTGATGCTTATCATCCTTTTGAAGCTGGAGCAGAAGGTTTATCAGGTCTAGCTAGTGTTGGTAAACATAGCTCAGGCAGTATTCATTTACCTACTAATACTTTAGGAAGAATACAATCTAACGATAAAGCTTTTTTTACTCTAGCTGTTCCTTCAATAACTAAACTTACCTATGACTATTCCGTAGCAAATCAAAGTGTAGAAGTAGCAGGAAATTTATTAGTAGCAGGAAGTCAAGTATTTGGAAGTGACCAGATGAGGTTTCAAGAATATAACTTTGTATCTCGTCCTAGTAAGTTGTTTATAGACACTACAAATATGACTACTTCTGGTGCTAAATTTCCCCAGAATGCAGTTTATAGTTACTATGCCGTTTATCGGTATGAAGATGCTTCTGGTAAAATTCACAGATCAGGCTTGTCTGATGTTTTTACTTTTAAAAATCCTGTTGATTATGACAACATAGACATACTAATACCTTTTGTAAACTTAACTGCTAAGTACCAATATTCTACATTTATAGAACTGTATCGTACTACAGACGGAGGGTTAGCTCATTACAAAGTTAGTGATCAAGCTATAAGTTCTACAGTCCTTGCTAGTAGTAATAATAAAGAACGTAATTATATAAAAATAAGAGATACTATTGGTGATAGTTCATTACAAGACAATGAAATACTTTATACATTTGGAGGAATATTAGAAAATAGCGTAGTTGGAGCAGCTTCTATAATAACAACTTTTAAAAACAGAGTCTTTGTAGCAGGTTTAGAAGACAGTCCTGATCTTGTTAAATATTCAAAACTCATAGGAGGACAAGTATTTAGCCCTGCTCCTGTTGAGTTTGCTAATGAACTAGTTTTAGAAGTTCCTACTTTAGGTGGTAAAATAGTAGCCATGAAGGCAATGGATGATAAACTAATAGTGTTTAAAGAAAGAGCCATTTACATGATTGCTGGAGAAGGTCCTGTAGACACAGGGGAACAAAACGATTATATAGATCCCCAATTAGTTACTACAGACATAGGATGTAAATTTGCTAATGGGGTAGCTTCTACGCCTAAAGGACTTATGTTTATGTCCAACAAAGGGATTTATCTTCTAAACAGAAGTCAAGGTCTGGAGTATATTGGCGCTCCTGCTGAAGACTATAATGACTTGACAATAACTAAAGCTACTGTAGTTTCTAAGAAAAACGAAGTAAGGTTTTTATCTTCTGATGGACCTACTATAATTTATAATTACTTTTTAGAAATGTGGTACACTTACGACGATCATAGAGGAAATAGTTCTTGTTTAGTAGGAAATGATTATCATCTTGCTACTTTTAAAGATAAAGTGTATAAACAGGTAAGTACAACAGCTAGTTTTGATGGAGCCATGGTTCCTATTAAACTTACAACTGGATGGCTCTCATTTGCAGGAGTTCAAGGTTTTCAAAGAGTTTACAGAATGCTTATACTTGGAGAATATAGGTCTCCTCATAAGCTTCAGATTAAAGTAGCTTATAATTATGATGATGTTTGGCATGAGGAAAAACTTATAGATGTAGCAGGTTATACTCAATGGTATCCTTATGGAGGTCCTACAACTGGAACTCAAGATAAGTATGGAGACCCTAGCACTAGTGATGCTTCAGGTCACACAGCTATAGCTTACGGTGGTAAGGATAATAATCAGTACCAAATAAGATTAAACTTTCAAAAACAAAAATGTGAAGCTATAAAAATACAAATTACAGAAGTAGAAGGTTCTAACCCAGCAGGAAACTCTGAATCAGCAGGTCCAGGTTTTAATCTTTCTAACCTTTCTTTTATAGTAGGAGTCAAAAAAGGAGACTTCAGAATCAAAGAGCAAAGAGTGTTTGGTTCTTTAAAAATAACTTAGGAGCTAGTGTGTCTCATTACGCAAATTATGTCAAAGAGTTAAAAGATTCTACAGTAGTAGAAGATGAGTATGGTTTTTATCAATATAAACTATGCCCTCAACATCTTTTTATAGAGGAGCTTTATGTTGACTCTCGATATAGAGGATTTAGAGAGGCAAAAAGGTATATAAGAGAAATGGCGAAAGTAGCTAAAGATAATGATTACACATACTTAATGGGTGCTATTGCAATAACCAACAAAAACCCATTAAAACTTTTAAGTTTGTACTTAAGAAATAATTGTAAACTACACTCTACTGATAGGAATTATATTTATTTAACAATTAATATAGAAGATGCAGAAGCTTTGGAGGCTTGAAATGCAAATTATAAAACCAAAACTAGTCGGACCTAAATTATGGGCAACAGGACCCCTTAAGTGCTTTAAAGGTACACCTTCACCTTCAAATAAAAGTACAAGTACAAGTACAAGTACAAGTACAAGTACAGGTACAGGTACAGGTACAGGTACAAATGTTACTCAAACTCCTGAACCAACAGTACCAGTCAGAGATCCAGTATATGGAACTATAGTAAATGTTCCACAAAGTCAGTATCAAACTGCTATAAATACTGGAGCACTCCCAGTAGGAAATACAGGACAAGGTAATACAGGACAAGGAAATACAGGCTCATCTCCTCCCCCAGATACAGATCCAGCTCCAAGTGGAGGTCCTCCAAAAGGTGAAACTCCGCAACAAGCTATAGATCGTATGAAAAAAGAAAAAGCGGAAAGAGATAGACTAGCAAAACAAGCAGCAAAAGAACATGACGAAAGACAGAAAGCTAAAAGAAAAGCTGAATTAAAAAAACAACGACAAGCTTTAGACGCAAAAAGAGAAAAAGAGTTACAAGAAAAAACTGAAAGAGAGACAGACGCTCTTGACAATAGAAGTTTTTTAGAAAAAATTGCAGACACTCTCTACACTGGAGATGTTGCAGCTTTTGGTAGTAAACAAAAAGCTGGTATGTTAAGAAGAGACTATGATGATTCTAAGAAACAACGAGGTGTAGAAGAAGCTAGAAGACTTGGAAGACCTGTCATAATTGATGGTAAACTATACAAACCTGGAATGCAAACTCCAGAAGAACAAGAGCAAGAAGCCGAGGAAGCCGCTGCTTATGGTATTAGTGTAGATCAACTAAGACAGGAATACGCAGAGCAAGGCACACCTGAAGAAAGAATGTCAAGACAAGTTAGGGATGCTCAAGAAGAAGAGTTAGCAGCTTCAAAAGGTTATAAAAGTGTTCAAGAAATGCGAGAAGCTGAAGAAGCCGCTGGCGGTGGTACAGGGTTAATGATAGGTCAAGGTGAGATTCAAACTTTTCAAGACGAGCAAGAAAAAGAAAGACAAGATAAAATTGCTCAAAAGCAAGGTTATATAGATGCTGAAGACAAACGACAAACTGAAAGTTATACTAATAGACAAAAGATGCTAAGAAAAAAAATGGCTGAAATAGATTATAGTAGAGGTTTGATAGACGATGTTGAATGGGCTGATATGTACGGTAAAGATAGTATTCCTTCTGGGGTTACTGTACCTAATGTACTTTCAGGTGTTGGTTTAGGACTAGAAGGTTTAGGAGTTCCAGGGGCAAGTGCCTTAGGTACTTTAGCTGGATGGGGAACTGGTAAAGTATTGCAAGCTGCTGATATGCAAGCTACGAAAGATGATGCTGAACAAGCTTTAGCTGAAGAAGCTCAAGAAGAGTCTCCTGACTCTGTAGATCCAAGAGACGAAGAACCACAAGACGTTGATCCTACTCCTCAACCTGGAGGAGGCGATCCTGTACAACAACA